ATTAGGCCCTAATGCCTCAGGAAAAGATATAGGCAGTGTCGAAGCTATAATGGCGGCATTGGGTAAAGAAAAAGGTGATGCATTGCTAGCAGACTTGCGTAGTGGAGCAAACTGGAAAGAGCTTGAATAATGAGAGCCAATCAATTTCTAACTGAAGCTACTACCAGCAAAGGTAGAGAGTACAATCACTTAGAAGACCTAGTTACATTTGAAGGTAGCAGAGGTGCGTTAAAAGCCGCAGAGATACTCACAAGACTAGGACAAGATTCAAAAGACGTTAGTATTAAATGGGACGGTAATCCAACTATATTCTGGGGAAGAGAACCAGACGGTACTTTTGTAATGACTGGTAAAAATGGTTGGGGCAAAAACAAAACAACCAGTAGTGGACAATTACAAGACTTTATTATGAATACTGGACAAGGCGAAGACTGGCGTAAAGACTTTGCTGGAGAAATGGCAGGAGTGTTTGATATACTAGAAGCAAATACACCCAGTGATATGAAAGGCTATGTATACGGAGATTTACTTTATACACCACGCAAGCCCGTTGTAAGCTCACAAGCAGGCTTACAGTTCACTCCTAACAAAGTTACATACACTGTTGACCCGGCAAGTGCGTTAGGTAAACGTATAGCGGGCAGTACAGTGGGCGTAGTAGTACATACATACCATGATGCATTTGGAGATAAGACAGGTACTCCAATCAAAGACACTAAGAGTATTAATAGTAATGCGGTTTTGGTACTAGGACAAACATATGTAACACATCAACCCAAAGTTGATACAAGTGCAGTTCAGGATATAGTTACAACGGCAAATGCGAACGCACAAATAATAGACAATTGGTTAGCGCCGGAGCAAGGACTGAGTAGAAAAGATGCAATAATCTATAACTATGTTAACCAAATGACCAAACAAGGTAAGTTAGACCAACTCAGGACAGGATTTTTCGATTGGCTAAAAACCAGTAAGGTCAGCCAAGGTCAGCAAACAAAACTAATAGCAGGTGATACAAAAGGTTTAGATGCTATGTTGGATCTTGTTGTTAAAATACAAACTATCAAGAACAATATAATTGACCAATTAGACGATGCAGGCGCTGATGTCAAAGCAAGTACAGGCGACCAAACAGGCGGTGAAGGATATGTGGCAACTAGGGATAAGATTAAATTAGTACCTAGACACAAATGGACTCCCAACTAAATGAAACCAAAAGTTCTGATATTAGGCTGTAGCTTTACAGCTGGCAGATACAGTTTAGCACCCGATAACACAGAAATATTACATACAGATTTTGGTTGGTATGATCAACTTTCCAAAGACTATGATTATACAGTCTATAGCTTTCAAGGAGGCGGCGCTATTAATTACGCACATGTAATTCGAACACTGCATGAACAAAACAAACTTAAAGATTATGAACATTGTATAATACAACAAACATGGGAACCTAGATTTATGCTTTACCATCATGAAGGTTTTGAAGAACCAGTAGTTGTAGATAATAGAACTTTATATAGAACACAAGACATACCAAAACTATTTAGAACAGAACTAAGTAATCCTGAACTTAGTTTTTTCTTAGAACATAGAGGACTTGAATACAATATAACGTTTGAAAGTGGACACATAAAATATCTTAATGATATTGGAAAAAACAGTCATTTAACAAATACAATCTATAGCAGTTATGCATTGATTAATAATTTACTGTTGCAATCCGAAGTTAAAGGTTGTACATTCTCGCTATTTCTCAAATTCGATCCTACATGGGCAATGCCAGATATAGAACAATTAGATTTTAATTATATGAAATTTATAGATATTATAGGTTCGAGTATGTTAAAAGTAAATGGTGTCACAACCCATTTAGATCTCGAACATACAACAAGATTAGGAAACTTAGTTAGTTCTGCTTTTGATAAATACTTACATGAATAAACAATATACATTACAACAATGGTCTGAAATACAAGGTGGACACGAAATGACTGAGACACCAGAGTCACAATACAGTTTTATAAGTTCATTAAACGAAAGTAAAATGTTTCGTACGAAAAATCGTGTAGAAGGAACAAATGCACGTGATATGGCTGATTTAGCATTTTTAAACATGCTTACTATGTACATACTATACAATGAAAATGATTATGCTGTAGCCGCTAAAAGTTATGCAAACAGAACTATGAAGTATGGTAGTCAGTTTAACTATATGCAAGGTGGTACAGATTTACATGTTGCACTTGCATCATTGAAAAACGGTATGACTGATGCAGGAGAAAAAAATGAACTGCAACTTGGTAGACTTAATATTCCTGAACAACAAATTAAACAATTTTTAAACCTAATGAGACAGGGTAGAAAAATAGTATCTCCCGAAACATTTTTCTTAAAATTGGAGCGTGGACTGAATATACAAAACAGTAACTATAGAAGTATAAGACGTTTAGCACAAAACTGGCCCAGACTGAACAGTATGCAAAAGAAATTAGTAATGACAAGGCTTTTACAATTTTATAGAACAAAAGCACTAAGAAGCGAAATGTATAGTTATGTACGTGATATTAGTAGAAGTCAAGGACTTGAAATACGTAATGCCCATAATGCAGAAGTACCAAAAACAAAAGGAACTGATACACTAGCGGCACTTGCTACAGCTGGTGCTACACTAGCTGGTTCATACTACTTGGGAAGAGCCTTAATGAAAGGCTCTGTAATGGGCGGAACTAAAGACATTGGCAAATCTTTCTAGTGCATCATTATAGTGCTTATACACTGGTTGACATAACAAACACAAACGTTAACCAATCAAGAACACATATAGTCCAATCTAATCAACAACAAAATTTAAATACACTTGTACAAAGTCTAGGTTTACGCAGTCAACCAATTAATCCAAAGATATCGGTGTTAATGACACAAGATATAGTAAATTACGAGTTCGGAATTGCGTATCAAGGACTACATACAGTATGGAGATTAGACTTTAGTATAGAGCATAACGATGTATTCAGTAAAAACGGCAATAAAACGTTTCATTTGCTCAACGACTGTGATGGTGTAGCAATATATACAAATTTAGAAGAAACTACTGAATTAAAAACAAAAAGTTTCGAAACAATTAGTACTAAAGTAGTTAACTTGTATTTTAAATATAATCACCAGATACAATAAATACAACGTAGGCAAAAACTTAGGCAAAAAACTGACAGGCACATAAAATACTAACTGAACGTCTTACAGAGAAGATGAAAGAATTGTAAAATCTATGTCAAATGGAACTACTACGCTAGAGCGTACAAATTTAGAAGCTCATGTTGATCTTTGTGCAGAAAGGTACAAGGGATTGGAAACACGATTGGATAAGGTCGAAAAGGCCGTATTAGATCTTCATGCGGAGATGCGAACTATGCATGACGAAAACGTCAAGAATCATCAGTCAACTAATAAAATAATGCTCGGTGCCGCCGCGACCGTAACAGCAGGTATACTATCGACAATCATCGTATTGTTAATGAACTAATTTCCGTATAAATATACATATGAACTTAAATGAACTTGATATTACTGATGTGATTGAATCACAGTTGGTGTGGGCAAGAAAAGGTCAAAATCTTACTCGTAAGTACCGTTGTTCGGTAGGCCAACGAGCAGGAAGACTGGTTAGCAAGCCCGGACAATGTGGTGCACCTATTGATATCAAAAAAAGATTAACATTGCGTAAAACTAAAAATAAAATGGGCAAGCGTATGGCTCGTAAGGCACAGCGTACTAAAAAATTTAATCCAGCTAGTAGAGCACTAAAAAGGTTAAACAAGCCTATGAGGAGAAAAAGATGAAGATAATGGATATTATTGAAGGTTATGGTAGTAGTAAACCTTTGACTAGTATAAAGCCTAAAAAAGTTAAAGCTGATGAAGCAGGTTATAATATGAGACCTGGTAACGCAATGGGCAGGGACCAACAAGACGATTATGCAAATATGAACAAAAGATTACAAAATCGTAATCAAGATCAAAACAGAGAAATGCAAATCAAACAAGCAAGTCAAATGCGTAGACAGAATAGACTAGCTAAAAAAATACCAACTGGTATACCTGGTAGAATACTTAACCCACCTCAAGGACAAGCATAATGAAAACAGTAGTAACAAAAGGTGGAATTATGACATGGATCAACACTAGAGAAAACAAATTTATTAACGAACATTTTAAAGACAACACAGTGTTGGAACAAAAACAATTAACAGAACGTGAGACTTATATAGCAAGTAATCTTGTTACCAGAGGAATTTTGGATAAAAATATAGACCAAAAACAAGTGACGTATAAACTTAATATGAACAATATGGTGAGGTAGTCATGGACGAACAAACAAAAACAATGCACGATATATTATCAAAATTACAAGGTGTAGATAAAACTACAAGAATTGTAGCAGAACGTGCTGAGCAAGATGTTGATCTAAACATTGCAATCAATCAAAAGATTACAGAAAACAGTATTAGTGTACAAAATTATCGCATTGATATTGTGCTACAAAAGTTTGGTAATAAACAAAAAAGATTTTACAATATATGTGAAGACGACAAAATTATTCATAAAGACGTTGCACTATTTGAAACAGCAATGGGTATTGTAAAGAATTTAATGCTAAACAAGCATACAAAAGTAGAAGATTTGCTTAAAGCAGATCTCAATTATAATAATGCATTATATGAAGTTTATATGTACAAGACAAAAGCTAAGAACTCTATAAATGAAGCTGTAATGTTAGCAAAAATGAGTCAAGCACAGAATCGACTACATACTGCAAAACAACAAATATTGCAAAAACTATAAATACATTATAAGGAATGGGAATAGAAACATGTATCTAAATGATTTAAACTCAGCACAGCATAGTGTTAGTAAGTTGAACAAGATTTTAGCTGATACTTTTAACCACGAGGTCGATTTATCTGCTATGAACTACGAGTCACTTAACAGAATGCTGTCTACAACAAACGCTAAGATGACAGCGATTAAAGAAAGTGATCTCAAGTACTGGGAAAATCCACAGTACAACAAACTAGGGTTGATCCAACATCAACTTAAAACATATATTACAGAAATTGCACCAACAAGAAACGATGGTAAGCGTATGCAGACCAAAGAAAGTTTTGTAATGGAAGATGATCTAGAGCAAGCAGAAGTAATGCTAGCCGCTCAAGAATTAGTTGACGAATTACAAGGAATGGTAGAAGACGTAGCAGAGATGCAAGTTCAAAAACTTATGCCAATTGTAGATGCAATGAAAGAACAAGTAGGTTTTGAACAAGCTGAAGCATATAATACTGCCGCAGATGGCGCCTTAGGTGCGTTACTTGATGCAATGAAGACTGCAAAAGGTGCAGTTGAAAATGCAACACTTACTGCTAGAGGTGAAGCACCTGCAGAAGCTATGCCAACTGACATGGGTATGAGTGATACTGATATGGATCCAGAAGCACCAATGGATGGCGCACAAGACATGGATATGGATGCTGACGATTTCGGCGGAGATGAAGCGGCGGCAGGTGAGGACAACGCTGTTGGCAGAGAACTAAAAGGCGAAAGTGCTTTAGCTAATATAGAGCAAGGTGCGTTAGCTGAAAAAAAGTTTCTAGAGAGTAAGGACAGGCTCTTTAAAATGGTAGAGAGTGGCCAAATGTCTAATGAGCATTTTATTAATATTATCGGAGAATTTGACATGGTTAGTCCTCGTAAGAGATATAAGGCTCCGAGGATGCAGAAATATACTCCGCCAATTTCAATGCCGGATGTTGATTCAGACATGCCAGACATGCCTAGCAAGGCTCCAATGGCACCTCCTACAGAACCTAGTAGACCAGTCCCAACGGGAACTGCTCCGCCAAAAGGTTTTGACAGCTGGAACGACTACTACGGAGTATCAAAAAGCGAATACAAAAAAAAGCCAAAAATGGATTACCAGAGAAGATAGGACCACAGTAAATGTTGATTAACGAAGTTTTATTTGAAGACCAAGTGGATATTTTAAATGACCTAGAAGAAGTAATTACTAGGGCAAAAGCCAATGGCAAAACTAAAATACCAACCAACATGGTACTTGCAAAACTTCGTGCAATGGGTCATAGCATAAGCATACAAAGTTTACTTGATATGTTGCCAACAATTACTAGTGTAGGCACAAGTAATAAAAAAGATGTTACACTGGATACAGCAATTCCCCGTTCCGATGCTGGTCCAGAAGATAACACAGTAAGCAAAATGGCCCAAAAACAAATACAAAAGGATGATAAACTGTGACATATTATATAAACAAAACATCAGCAAGAACAATTGCTAGAGCTGATTTAACAATATTCAATGAAACACAGGCTCTTATGAAACAGGTTATCACAGATGCAGGAAATGGGTTGTACCAAACTACAATAACAGACGGCACAACAATGACTGAATCAACACCTACAATTACTATAACAGGTAGTGCGGCGGCACCAACTATTACAGGTACACCAACACTAATAATTGCTGGAGTTACAATTACATTAGGCACAAGTGGTCTAAACTTAAATGCAGTTATAGCTGATATCAATGATGCGGCTGTGTCAGGGCTAGTAGCTAGTAAAAATGCAACCAACAATCTTGTGTTAACATACACAGCACCAGCGGCAACTACATGGACAGTTGTTGTAGGAGCAGGTACAGCAAACACAGCATTAGGACTTACTGCTCAAACATATGCGGCAAGTAGTCCAGATAGTGTTGCATATTATAATGTATGGTCAGGCACTACAGTTGACAGAGCAAAATCAGATCAAATGACACAGGTCGTTACGTACTTTCAAAATCTTGGATATTCAATTGAAAGACTTAAAAACACAACCACAAATAAAAATTTAAAGTGGGTCATTAGCTATTGACACTGAGATAAAACAGTGTTACATTTAGTACATGTTGAATATCACCACACCCTATCCTTACAAAGAATTTAAACGCAAAAGCGTAGGCGGTAAACGTCTATACGAAAATCCTTATGGCGAACCTGTGCCTAGTGTAACAACTATACTCAGTAAGACCAAAGACATGACACACCTTAATGCTTGGAAAAAGCGTGTAGGTGAAAAGAAAGCACAAGAGATTGTAACTGAAGCCGCTAGTGTTGGAACAGTTATGCATGAGATCTTAGAAGCATGGAGTCTTAACAAAGAGTACACAGGCAAAAATATGTTACAAGCCAAGATGATGGCAGAAACTGTTATTAAAAATGTAGAATCTGACATTGATGAAGTTTGGGGTAGTGAAGTAAACTTGTGCTATCCAGGATTATATGCAGGTACTACAGACCTAGTGGGTATATACAAAGGTCGTCCAACTATAATGGACTTTAAACAAACTAACAGACCAAAGAAACGTGAATGGATTGATGACTATTTTATGCAAGCATCAGCTTATGCTATGGCACACAATGAAGTATTTGAAACTAAAATTGAACATGCGGCAATTTTTATGTGTAGTAGAGATTGCGACTGGCAACTATGGGAAATAGGACCAGAAGAATTTGAACAATGGACAGAAAAATGGGCCAAGAGAGTAGAAGAGTTCTACAACTTGTCATAAATACTGTATCAGGAGTAAACAATGGCGACAACAAGAATAAGCAAAATAAGAGTTAGACAAGGTAACTTTACTGATCTGCCTTTACTAGGTCCAGGTGAGATGGGATATGCCAAAGATGTAAGACGTCTTTTTATTGGCAATGATAGTGTTAGTATTGGCACAGGTAATGGTGTACTGACACAGTTTACTATTCCTCTTTCGTTGAGTAAGCCTAATATTACTGCAATTTTTGTCGCTGGTGCTCAACAAAATGCTTCCACTTATACATTAAGCGGAACTACTATTACCTTTGCTAGTGCCCCAACAGGTGCTATTACTGCAAGATTTAATAGTGAAATTGAAATTGATAGTGACGTAACACTTCCTAGTAGTATTGAACTTGCGGCAAATGGAAGTGGCGCAGATACTGGATTTCAAGTAGATACTACACTTTATAATGCAGTAGTTATGGATTATACTCTGGAAAGTACAAGTGGCGTAAGAATGGGACAAGTAAGATTTGCAACTGACACCAGTGCGAGCACAAGTACAATTGATGATAACTATACCGAAACAGCCGCAGTAGGCATCACATTTAGTATCAATATTGCAACTGCAAACACAATGAAGTTACAATATACTGACGCTGACAATAAAATCTGTAAATTTAAATATACGTATCAACTTTGGAACAGCAATTAATAAATGATGCTTGGTTTGAAGCACCCAGTATTCGGCTGAGCAAATGGAGAGATTTTAGAAAAGGTTTGGACACCAAAAATACATTGGAGGTGTGTCAGACTGTAGTGGATTGGTGGAAGATGGCTCCTTTGAGCAGTATTACAATTGATCCAGTAGACAGCAATACTTGGCCTACACCGTGGGAGATGTTGCACACAGGAAACTTTTGTGAGAATAGCCTTGCATTAGGAATGAGTTATACAATTTATTATGCCAATGATTCTATTCCAAATGAACTGATGTTTGTCACATGTAAAGAAAATAGCACACAAAAATTATGTGCATGGATTGATAATAAGTATCTGCTTAACTATGAACACGGATCGATAAGTACACTACCAACCGAAAACGTATCGATTAGTTTTAATAAAACAATAGCAGATGTAATCAAATCTTGATACATAACTTGTTTCGTATAGACAATAAGTACAGAGATACACAGATGAGAAGGAAAAACAACAATGAGTGAAATTCAAATAATCAAACGAGATGGTAATAAAGATATACTAGATTTAGAAAAACTACACAAGGTAGTTTTTTATGCATGTGAAAATATAAATGGTGTAAGTGCTAGTGAAGTAGAGATTAAAAGTAGTTTACAATTTTATAGTGGTATTACCAGTAGCGAGATTCAAGAAACACTCATTAAAAGTGCGGCAGATTTAATTAGTGAAGAACAACCAAACTATCAATGGGTAGCAGGAAGATTAATCTGTTACCATTTGCGTAAAATGGTATATGGCAATTTTGAGCCGTGGCATATATTTGAACTAATAAAAATGAATGTAGACGAAGGATTTTATGATTCTAGTCTACTAGAAAAATATACAGAACAAGAATGGGATGAATTAAATTCACATCTTAAGCACGATAGAGATGAAAGTATGACCTATGCTTCTATGGAGCAATGGCGTGGCAAGTATCTTGTGCAGAATCGTGTAACAAATATAATCAAAGAAACTCCACAAATGGCTTACATGCTGATATCAGCAACATTGTTTGCTGAATACCCTAGAGAAACAAGATTGCAATGGGTAAAGGATTATTATGACGCAGTTTCATTATTTTATATTAGCTTACCTACTCCTGTCATGGCTGGCGTTAGAACTCCACAACGCCAATTTTCGTCATGCGTACTTATTGAGACTGACGATAGCCTTGATAGCATCAATGCTACTACTTCAAGCATCGTTAAATATGTTTCAGCAAAAGCAGGAATCGGAATTGGAGCAGGATCAATCCGTGCTCTTGGCAGTCCCATACGTAAAGGTGACGCCTATCATACAGGAGTTGTCCCATTCTTTAAAATGTTTCAAAGTGCCACACGTAGTTGTTCACAAGGCGGCGTGAGAAACGGAGCGGCAACACTATATTATCCTATATGGCACCTCGAAGTAGAAGACCTACTAGTGCTTAAAAATAACAAAGGTACAGATGACAATCGTGTGCGACATATGGACTATGGCGTACAGTTTAGTAAGTTGTTTTATGAAAGACTTATTAGCAACGGCGAAATAACTCTTTTCTCACCTAGCGATGTTCCTGGTTTGTACGAAGCGTTCTTTAGTGACCAAGATAAGTTTAAAGAACTGTATGAACGTGCAGAACGCAATACAAGACTACGCAAGAAAACAATTAGTGCAACTGAATTGTTTAGTCAGTTTATGGAAGAGCGTAAAAACACAGGACGTATATACTTGCAAAATGTAGACAATGCAAATAGTCATAGTAGCTTTATAGAAGAAGTAGCACCGATTAGACAAAGTAACTTATGTGCAGAAATTGATTTACCTACTAAACCACTTAACGACTTTAATGACGAAGAAGGTGAAATTGCATTATGTACACTGAGTGCTATCAATTGGGGTCTTATTAAGAAGCCAGAAGACTTTGCAAAGCCATGTGAACTAGCAGTTAGAGGACTTGATGCACTATTAACATATCAAGACTATCCAGTTAAAGCGGCTAAGACTGCTACAGAAGGTAGACGACCATTGGGTGTTGGTATTATTAACTTGGCATTTTGGATGGCAAAAAATAATATGACATACTCACAACCTAATCTAGAAATGATTGATGAATTTGCAGAAGCATGGAGTTACTATTTGATCAAAGCAAGTGCAGACCTAGCAGAAGAACAAGGTGCATGTTTGTGGAGTAATGAAACAAAATATCACAAAGGACTTACTCCTAATCAAACATACAAGCAAGATGTAGACGAACTAGTGCCACACAAAGAACGTATGCCTTGGAGAGAACTAAGAGATCAACTCAAGCGTACAGGAATTAGAAATTCAACACTAATGGCACTAATGCCAGCTGAAACATCAGCACAAATAAGCAATGCCACAAACGGTATTGAACCACCCCGTAGCTTGGTAAGTGTTAAGCAAAGTAAACATGGTGTCCTAAAACAAGTGGTACCGAGTATACACAAGCTAAAGAACAAGTATGAATTACTATGGGATCAGCGTAGCCCAGAAGGTTATCTAAGTATTATGGCAGTATTACAAAAGTATATTGATCAAGGCATCAGTGTAAACACAAGTTATAATCCAGTATTTTATGAAGATGAAAAAATTAACATGAGTGAAAT